TTGATTGTATGCATTTTTACCCACCTTCTCTGCTATCATTTGATTAGCCGGTTTTATTTCAACTAGTTCAGTTCTTCGTTTGCCACGCTTGTCATCATACTGTATTAAGAAGTCTGGCACATACACTGTTTGTTTTTGTGTCAACGGACATCTGTAGGGAATTTTAACTCCCTCACTAGCCCAGTTAGTAATGTTAGGGTGATTGTCACACATGTGCATGAAATGCCATTCCCAACTACTTCTATAAGTTGGTTCTTTTAATCCCACATACTTGTCAGGATTTTTTAAAAGAAATTTTCCTTTAGCAAACTTTAAACTCATGCTCTTATATTACGTTCAATAGTTTCCAAAGAGTTAATTTTTTTAATTAACCCAAGACTGCTAGTTTTTACTCTATTGTAATTTAATATGCTCAATAGAAATTCATTTAGCTGTAATGAGTTGTAGCTGTTCAGTGCGTCAATAATTTCTTGAGCTTTGTAATTACTTTGTTTGGCTGTTTTTAAAATGACGTAGGTAATATTTTGAGCACTGGACTTGTCAAAGCCTTTGCTTTCAAAAAAGCCACTTAGCATGTCAATACTTTGTACGTCTAAGTCAATTGGTGCTGTATAGTATCCGTCAAAATATTGAACAACTTTTTGTAAACTGTTTAGTTCTTTAGTTGGTAAGTTTGAATATACGTTTGCCATATTAATTTCCGTAAGCAGCCAAATTGGTTGCTGATGTTTGTAATCTTTCTAAGAACACTTGATATGCGTAACCTTTTTTAGCGGCTGCAATTTGATCAGTACTGCCATAGACACTGTAAGGCACAGTAGGATTACTTATTGCTGAATTTGCTTTGTTGTATAAAGAAATCTGATCATTTTCAGATAGATTGTTATATGCTTGCCTATTGAACGGACTTAATGCTAAAAAGTTATTAAGTGCAGAATCAACATCTGCATTATTTACTTTTACTGGTTTACCATCAGGTGTTGTATAAGGATCGCTATATGTTGTTTGAGTAGTTGTAGTTGTGTTAGCTTGTGCAACAGTTGACTGTGCTACTGTTCTTGGCTGTGCCACTGTTGTATTATTAGTCACATTGTTGCTAGGTATTACAAGACCAACTACTGATCCTGTTGCAGTGTCAGTAATGCCAAACCCTGCAGAATTCAGTGTAGCATTTAACACTTCTTGTTCAGCTAGTGATGTATTTAAATTAGATGCATTGCCTATTAGTCTTGCAGACTTGAGCAATATGGCTAGTGCAGTTCTTTGATCAACTGGTTGCCCGTTGTCGATGCCTTGTAAATCTTGGAACAATGTAGTTCCGTCTGCAATTAAACCAAATGGACCAAATAGTGATCCGTCAGTTCTTCCAAACAAGCCACCAATAGGACTTGGGTCTAAGTCGTAGTGTAAGTCAGTCCAACCATCTGGATTAAATCGTGTAACACGACCTTTACCAAAATATATACCTTCGTATTCAAGAGTAACGTTGTGTTCCATTAAATCTTTTTTATCACTAGCCACAGTGTCCATGTTCCAAGCTCTAATTTTTGGATTGATCAAGGTGTGCATGAAAAAATTCTTACGACTTAATTGATATATTTCAATAGAGCGTATTAATGGTTTTACAGGATCACTGTCTAGACCAAAACGTGCAGGATCTGTTGTATCTGAATAATTGCCGGCGCTTGGATTTGAGCGAGCAATTTGTTGTTCATTTGGGCGCAATGTTGGGCGTATGTATCTATTAATATAGTCAACTGTGCCTGCACCAGGCGCTGGATTAGCTCCGCCTGCATAACTATCTGCAGAATAATATTGATAATATAACTGCCAAAAACTTCTTACTAGTCCTGCATTGTCATCATGCAAAACCATATTAACTGGTTGATACTGTAGTTTAGTATATACAGGCTGTTTTTTATTGTAGACGTTAACTGTGCCGCCTTCAAATGTTACTTTGGGTAAATCACATTTTTTAACTAACATGCCTAATTCTAAATCTTGACGGCTTGTTCTCCAAGCTTCAGCATTGGCAACTTCTGGATTAAGTCTAAATCGAACAAAATACAAAAATCCATGCTTAGGGGCCAATCTATAAAAGTTTTGAACAAACAGCCTGCTGGCATGTTTGGCATCTTTTAAATTGGTATTCGCCAAGTCACCAGAGGCATTGTTTAAGAAATTTGTGAATATATTAGCCATAACAATATTTAGTATGATAAAAAAGCCTGGAAAAATCCAGGCTTTTCGATTCACTCCCTAATTTTATTAGCCAGTTAAAGTTTGACGTAAAGCTCTGCCAACAAACGTACCAATACCGTTAGGATTTCCTGCGCCATTTAATTGTAACGCATTGTCATACTGTACTGACATTGTGATGTCAACTGGACCACTTTCTGCGTAAGTTAGTTCGTTATAGTTAATGTCTGTTAAAAAACAGCCATAAAGTTCAAACGTTTCTAACACATTTGGATCTTGTGCTCCATTACCGCCGTCTAGTAATTCAACACGCATTGTGAACTTATAATCGCTGCCTGAAGCCGCGCTCACTTGCTCTAACATGTCAAATTGCTTCTGCACTTGCTCACCTACTAATCTTGAAACTTGACCGTTCACATCGTCACGCACAGTCATTTGGATAGGTTGCCATGTGTGCTTACCAGCATAGAAAATCTTGCTGTTGTAAACGTCAATGGTTTGACTATCAAACTGTACGTTTGGACGAGCAACTGTCATAACCTGTTTGGTCAGTTCAGTTGTTGGTTTTGTAACGCCAAAGTTATCTAAAAGTACACGGAATCGGTACTTGAGCTTAGGCATTAGTAAGCCTTGGCTAGTTGCGCTTTGGCCCCCTGGAACGGGTACTGAAAATCTACTTAAACTTGAAATTGCCATTTATAGCTCCTTATTATTGACGTGACTTAATATCACCCACATTCTTCAATCTCAAAGGAATGTAAATGAATTCAACTGCCTTAACTGGTTCAACAGCAATGTCTACATAAAGTTGATTGTTGCTAATAACATTTGGTGTGTTATTAGTTTCGTCACAAACAACAATAAAGTCATAGACGCCACGCAAGCTGACTAAGTCTAACATTAGGCTTTCGCACACATTCTTAATCTCACTACGTGTCTGTTTGTCATTTGGTTCAAACAAGAATGGCTTAGTAATAATACCTAATTGTCTACGTAGGTAGCTGACTAAACGTGCCACGTTAATTCTGTCTAAACTACTATTAACTCCAGTCTTTGTATATTGTCCAAATGCAACTAGACCTGCTCCAGGAATATTTGTAATTGGGTTAATCTTAACCTGTGCCATTTGGTCACGGGTGCCTTGATTTAAACTAACTGGTATAAAGCTACCGTCTTTTAAGTAACCAACACTAGTTGCGTTAGTAACACCACCACGACGTGTACCAGCTGGAGCAAACCATTGGAAGCTACGTTGATCGCTAATTGCGATTGTACGCAACATCATGTGACTTGCTGGAACTACAACGTTGCTACCACTTAGGTCAGTTGTTAATCCGCTTGGATAGTAAACTGCTAAATGATCGCTGTTTGTGTGTAATCCTTGTTCACCATCAATACCACTGTTAAAATAGTCAGTTCCATAGTTAACAATACTGTTAGCATCACTTGGTAAACGAATTGGTGTATCACCAACTACAAGTGCTGTACCATTACGTGAATTGTTTAAGTTCACCATGTCACTAATTAGTTCTGGATATCCTGGGCAAGCAATTAGGTTGAAGAAAATATTGTCTTCATCTAAAATACGTTGATTTGTATTGATAGCAACTTTTAGTTGACCAACAACGTATGCTCTTTGTGCCTTACGACCAAAATATGAAACTTGGTTCAAATCTTGACCACTTACACTTACCCAACGATCAGCAAAATAAGCAGTCATTGGCTCATCGCTTTGACGTGGATTAGTTGCACTAGTGTCAACATAACCTACTTTGTATTGCTTGATGTTAAAACCACTTCTGCGTGTGTTCCACAATAACATACCACGTGGATATGCTGTTGGATCTGGAGCATCAAAGTCAACATAATTACTTGCTAATAATTCAACAATTGATCCTGCTGTAGTACTATCGCCACTTGCACCCCAACGTGCATCAGAGTAGATAATACCAAATTGACTTGTGTGATCAGTTGTAGTAACTGCGTCCCATGTCTTGCTACGATCATTCCAACGTTTGATATTTTGACCATACATGTCTTGGTCGCTAGTATCAACCCATAAGTCGTTTTCAACTAGTGCAGTTCCGTCAGTTTGTCTTGTTGGCTTAGTTGCCTGTACAAATGGACCTGTTGCGTTTGTTGTAGGATATGCTTGTAAGTAACCAACCCAAGATGTGCCATTATGTGCCATAATGTCCACTTGATTTTGATAGCCTGCATACCATAATGTGCCATCTGCTGGAACATCTGTTGGTTGTGTAGTAGACACTGTGTAACCATCAGTTGATAATGGCTTCCAGTTACTAACTCTAAACTCATATGTTGTTCCACTTGGACCTGCATATAAATCAGTTTCATCACCGGAGAATACATCGCCCCATGTTGTACCACTTAGCATGATTTCACCACCACTTGCGTGAGTTAATGTGAAACTTCTTGTAGTAGCATTATATGTTGCAGTAACTTTGGTTAAGGCAGATGCTTGGATCAACGCTACAAAATCAGCGGCTGAAATCGTGCCACCTGTTGCAATGGATACTGCGTTAACTGTTGCATTACCAGTTGTTGTTTCTGCTATGATTACTGTTTCGTTAGTTGTTACAAAATTAGCATCTAATGTTGTTGTAACGCTAGTTGCTCCTGTTCCTGCTCTATACATGATTCTAAAGTTAGCATCAGTATTTTGTTCAAAGTTTGCATTAACAAACAATGAATTTACAGGAATATTTGCGCCACCACCTAGTGGGTCTAATTTTGCCAACGCTTCTGCTGTACCAACATAAACTGGTGCAGATTTGGTTTCATAAATTCTTGTATCGCCATTGAAACGTTTAACTACCCATTTAGCACCTAAGTTGAATTCTGTAGTTTTGATCCACAAACTTCCACTTGGTCTGCCACTTGGGTATGTGCTTACTACGTCATCTTCGTTCCAGAAAGGAACCTTAGTGTGATCACTAAATTGAACTGATGGTGCGTTATAAGTACCAACTTCAATTCCTAGTGGGCTAGTTGCTATTGCGGCATCTGAAGATCCTGCTGGAGCAAGCAATGTTGTACCAGATACTGGGTCTTCTAACTTAATGTATACATCAAGTTGTGCAATAAATTCTAATTTGTCGTTTTTCACTCTTACAGCAACACTTGATGGTAATAGAGCATTTAGTTGAGTTGCAATCTCTGTTGGGCTTGCTTCAACTCCTTGATTACTACCACTAGCACCGCCATCAACTGTGTAATTAATTACACTTGGGCTTCCAGATCTATCATAGTTACCAACTGTAATTTTCATACCTAAGTTACTAGTAGAAACTGCAATTGCTGATGGATTTGGTGTAATATTACCATTGAAAATAGTACCACCGCCACTCAAGCTGGCTAAACTAATTGTTAAATCGTTTGTTGGGCTAGTACCGCCTAAACTTGTACCTGGGATAGTTAACACGTTACCAGTTACATAGTTCACACCAGTTCCCGAACTAC